CCGTTTTATTTCCAGTTTGATGCAATTTCTAGGACGCTAGGCGGTATTTCGTCTGGTTCCATCATTCAATTTGCTGGATTGACCTATTTTCTATCTGATGATGGGTTTTATGCTTGCGATGGTCAAAATATCATTCCAATTGGCGTTGAAAAAGTAAATCGTTGGTTTTTTGACAATGCGATACTAACGAATATTGCTAATACGATGTCATCAACGGTTGATCCGATTAAAGGATTGGTGTTTTGGTGCTTCCCTGCTAAAGAAGGTGGAAGTTTGTTGTTGATTTACAACATTCAGTTAAAGAAATGGTCGTATGCCTCAACGGATGTCACGGCTATTTCGTACATTCTTACGCCTTCAGCGACATTAGAGCAGGTTGATAGCTATGACAACAACTTAGATACATTAGATATTCCATTAGATTCACCTGTTTGGGCTGGTGGATTGCAATTATTTGCTGGTGTAAGAGCGCAGAAGATCATTGTGTTTGATGGCTCTGTGATGTCTGCGACTGTATCCTCTGGCGATATAGATGCTGGCCCTAGTATGATAACTATGGCTCGACCTTACGTTGATAATGGGTCTGGATCGGTAGCAATTTCGACTCGTCAGGCTTTATCTGCGCCTCCACAGTACACAAGTTATGTTTCTCCTAATAGCGATGGTCGTTGTCCGTTAAGGTCTAATGGTAGATTCCATAGGATTTCTGTTCAGACTGCGGCGGGTGATACATCTTGGAATACGATTGTAGGCGTAGATGTTGAAATCCAGAAAGCCGGGATGAGATGACACAGTTTCGGACTTTACCTGTATTCGGTGCTGATCCTCGCGTAACGAGTGAGGTTGTCAGGGGCATCATGGATGGTAAGACGAACAATACAGGACGACTTACCTTAGCCACAGGTAATGCCACCACAACGACACTATTTGACGAGCGTATAGGCTACGACAGCCTGATTTTTTTTGTTCCGGTATCTGATGCTGCTGAAGAAGATTCTGCGCCTTACGGAGCGTTTCAGGACACTACAGACCAGACCGCAGCAAATACGACTACGGCATACGCTGTTACCTTTAATACAACAGATTACACAAATGGCATCTATCTTTCTAACAGTTCTCGTCTTAACGTCAGGAATTACGGTATTTACAACATTCAGTTCTCGTTACAGTACAAGAACACGACGAATGACGGACAGGACGTAGATATTTGGTTTAGAAAGAACGGAACGGATGTAGCAAACTCAAATAGTCGGTTTCATATGCCAGCTAGGAAAAGCACAGGTGATCCTAGTCATCTTATTGCGGCAATGAATTTCTATATAGAAATGAACGCTGGTGATTATGTTCAAGTTATGTGGAGGACATCGGATGTTAATGTATCTTTGGAGCATTTTGCGGCTGGTACAAGTCCAACTAGACCAGCAATACCTAGTGCCATCGTAACGGTAAGTTATGTAGCTCCTGCTGCGACTACGAATCTATATGTTTCTAGCCAACAACAGGGATCGGCAACTGTTAGTCATTGGGCTAATGGTACGAGCGACAAAACTTACGGTTACATCATAGTCGGATGACAGAATTTAACTTTGTACCACAGCAAGAATTAAGAAATTGGTGGCCTTCGATTAAGCCTGGGCTAGATGAGATAAAGGAAAAAAGCCCTGAACCTTGGATAGTTGAAGATGTTTATGTTGACCTGTTTAACCAGAAATCAATGTTATGGGTAGCGTTAGAAAACAGGCATTTTGTAGGGTTTTTTGTATTACAGCCGATAGGGAATGAGCTACATATTTGGGCTGCTTGGGCATTAGAAAACGATTATCAAAGAGTTGAAAAAGGTTTACAATTCATTAAAAATATGGCAAGGAATTCTGATGTCAAATACCTAACCTTTTCAAGTCATAGGCAGGGTTGGCAACGCAGGGCGAGTCATTACGGATTCCGTCCTAGAAAATGGATATGTGAGGTGTGACATGGGTGGTGGTGGACAGTCAAGCGAAACAAAAATAAGCGAAGAATTTAAGCCGTATATTACCTTTGCTTTAGAGGAAGCTAAGAAGCGGTATCAAGGGATGCCGGAGGCTCCTGAGACTCTAGCTGTAGGCCCGTCTGCTGCTACTCAGCAAGCGATGGCTTTAGCGGAGCAGAGGGCTTTAGCTGGTAATCCTCTGTTAGCTCAGGCGCAAAGCACGATAGCAAACCAAATGGGTTACACCAGTCCTTATGCCGGGAAAATTGAGGCATTAGGGATGAGTGCTTATGACCCTAGTTCTGGTTTTTATCGTTCTATGATGGAAGGCCAGCCGGAATCTGAGGCTGCTCGATTGACAAAGGCTACTGCTCAAGGCGCATATCTTGGTGGTGGTAGCCAATACTTACAAGGTGCTTTGTCACAGGCTAATCGTCTAGCGGGTGAATCGTTTGGCGAGAGTATGAAGGGCTTACAGGCTCAAGCTGCTGCTGCTGGTCGTTATGGCTCAGGTGCAATGGCACAGCAAACGGCTAAATCTCAGGATGTCTTAGCAAGAGCATTAGCAGAACAGAATCAAAAAGCCTACCTAGCGAATTACATGGCAGAACGTCAGGCTCAAGAGGCTGCTATGGGTCGTTTAGGTGGGTTTGAGCAGCAAGCTATAGCGAACAGGTTTGCTGGTGCTAGTGGTCTAACAGCAGGTCAGCAACAGGCTCTACAGACACAATTAGGGGCTTTAGGTGCTGCCCAACAGATTACTGCTGCTGATCTGACTAGACAACAACAGGCTGCGGCTATGGCTCCTGGATTGGCTGCTCAAGACTACGCAGATATTCAGAAACTATTGCAGGTTGGTCAAGGTCGTGAGGCTTACGATCTACAGGCTATTCAAGGTCAATTGGCTGCACAGCAATTGCCATTTCAATATCTACAGCAAGCAGCTAATATCTTTTACGGTGCGCCTCTGGAAACTACTACTAGCTCTGGTGGGGGTAAATAATGAGTGGCATGGAACCGTTATTGATAGGTGCTGCTCTAGGCGGTGGTGTATCTGCTGCTAGAGGCGGTAATCCACTTAAAGGTGCATTATTAGGTGCTGTAGGTGGTGGTCTTGGTGGTGCTGTTTTAGGTGCTGGTAATGCGGCTGCTACTGCTGGAATGACTGGTGCGACTATGCCTGCTGCTGGTACTACCGGTGTTGCTGCTAGTGCGCCATTGGCTGCTGCTCCGGGTGCTAGTGGCATATTTGCCCAAGCTACTAACCCTGTTTTTGCTGCTACAGGTGGGTCAACAGGGCTTATCCCATCGATAACTGCTCCTGCTACGTTAATGGATCAGATTGGTGCAGCGACTAAGTTTGCTAAAGAAAATCCGTTTCAGATGAATTTAGCATCAAACATCATGCAGCAAAATGCTCAAGAAGATGCACAGCGATTAGCTGAGATGAGAGCTAGATCGGGTTTAATGACTGGCAAACAGATACCGCAGATGCAACCTATATCGTCATTCGGAGTACCGCAGCTTAGTCTTATTTAGGTGACATTATGGCAATAGAAGATTACATACCTAATATCTTTGGTGGTGTACCAGTAGGCTATGAAGGTCTGCTAGGGCCAGAACAATCTGCGGCATTACAGAAACGGTCTAACCTAGCGGGATTGCTAGGTTTTGGTGCTGCATTGGCTCAGGGTATGAGTCCGGGTGGTTATCGTCGTTCTGCGCTACAGAATGTTCTAACTGCTGCTGCACAAGGTTTTACTGGTGCTGGTCAGACGTATGAATCTGGTATTAATCAAATGATTAATGCTCAGAAAATTAGGCAAACTCAGTCAGACTTGGCAAGACAGCAACAAGCTAGAGAGGCTGTTGAGAAAGTAATCCAGACTCCAGAAATTGCTAATAATCCTACGATGGTTGCTTATTTCAGAGCAAACCCTGATAAGGCACTAGAGCGTTTAATAAATATCGAGGAAGGTCGGTTAGCTAGGGGTATTACAACTGCTCCTACTGTTCCTGCTGCTCCTGTAAGCAAGTATGCCACTCCAGCAGCTACGCCAGAAGAAGGTTGGCGCAGAATGGAAGAAAGTGCAGCAGTTCCAACTATCTCAGCCACTGACCTCATGGGAATGAAGCCAGAAGGTGTAGAAAAGTTAGCACCAACTGAGGTAATTGGTTCACGTTATCAGCAACAGTTAAAAGAAGCTGAGGCAGCACAGGCTTATTTTTCTCGTACTGGTAATACTGAAAAAGCAAAGGCTGCTAGAGAAGAAGCGGATAGCTTGCGTAACCTAATGCGTCAGGAGGAACTTGCTGGTTCGGTAACCAAGAGTCTGACCAATGTTCATCCAATGTTGCAGCCAATGGTTGACGCATTGAACGAAAACGCTATTAGCATGACTCCTGCTGAGATTCAGTCGGCTATTTCTGAAATCCGTAAGAAAGATGCTGATTTTAGATTGAACTCTGAGACTGATCTGCGTAAAGAATATGCAGGTTTGCCAGCAGTTAAAGAATTCTCAACAGTTCAGACAGCACACAAGCAGGTTATCAATGCTTTGAATAACCCGTCTGCTGCTAACGATTTGGCTGCTGCTACCAAGTTTATGAAGTTGCTTGATCCTGGTTCTGTTGTTCGAGAGTCTGAATTGGGTATGGCTATGGCTGCTACAGGTGCTATTGACCTAATGGGTAACTACTTGCAGCGTTTGCAGAATGGTGAGCGTCTAAACCCTGCTCAACGTGCAGACTTTAAGAAAGCCGCTGAATTAGCTTACAAGGCTGCTGAAGATACTTATGGTCAGATTAGACAGCAGTACATTGACTTAGCAAATAGCTATAACCTAAATCCAGAC